TTATATTCTTGTCATTTTTTTAATAACACTTCGAGGATATACATTTCTATCCCCAAACTCTATTTCTCCATTAGATTCATAGTAACTTGCAAATGAATAAACATAATCGAATGTCTTATCAAAAACCCAACACTCAGTATGAATATCAGCACAAGTCATTTTTGAAAATTCATTAATTGTAGCTAGTGTGGAATCTCCAACGATATCTTCCCAAATTATTTTATATTTATAATATTTCTTAGTCCCAACAACTAATGGCTCACTAGGTTTTTTATTCATTCTCTAATCTTTATCTGTATCTTTTTTATCTCCATACATATATTCTTTTTTAGATTGTCTAAAATTTCTTGACTTACTTATATCTATATTATCAGCAGGTTGTCCGCACCATTGTCTAAAATTATCTTCTGCTCCGCCTACATCATTTAATTTAAATATTTTTGGAGCAACAAAAACTTGTTCAATATTTGATTGTTTCTTATATTTAAGCATTTCTTCATATGACATAATTTTATCATACTTCTCATCAGTCTTTTTATTTCTGAATGTATAGGTGGGCATTAAAAATATTTTTTCAATACATTAATAACTTCTTCGTTATCTGATATTTCTTTTACTTCCTTTAAAACAGTTCCTAATAAATCTGCATGGTCACCAACACCTGCAGGATTTTCTAAGAATATATCTATATTAGTTACATGCTTTTTGATATTACCATTAGCATGAGTAATAAGAGCTTCAAGTATTTTTTGTTTCATTTTATTATTTGCTAAAAACATTTTATTTTCTATCCTCACTTCATTCTCATATGACATGTCACTACTATGTTCTTTGTAGCTATCATATGTTTTTTTGTCATTCATCTTAATATCCAAATGTAGGGTCAGATGGAGTAAATCTTTTAATCTCTTTCATCTGACTATAAGCAGAAGGTTTAGATGGTCTTGACATAATTAAATATCTAAGTGCATCATATGCATGGTCTGATGCTTTTGTATCAACATCTTCCGGCTTATTAGGGTCAACAGGAATACTTTGTAATTCTCTTATAAGATTTACACAGTTAGAAAATATTTGTAGTTTTGGTCTTCCTGTTGTTTTATGTTGTTTAAGATATTCATGTATTTGTATCTTTCCTTGAATTCTATTTTTATCTGCAGGTCTTAACTTATGTCCTGCTCGAACCAATGTTTCGCCAACTGTTGGTCCTCCCACGCCAGTCTTATTCCAAGATGAAGTATCTAATACACCTTGAATACTTTTGTGGTCATCCTTTTCATACTCAGTTAACATTTCAGCAAGAGCTTTACCTGTAAGACCTTTTCTATAAAGTTCTCGATAAATAAGTAATGTATCATCATCTGGGTCTATTGTAGCCCAAACACAACATGACTCTGCTGCATATCCATAATCAACTCCCTTGTACTTTGCCCAATGAATAGGAATTTTAAAAGGAGGGATAACATGTATCTCTGAATTAAATTCTACAAATGCCGCACCTTCAGCAACATCCCAATTACCTTCAAGCAATTGTTTTCTTTGTACTGGTGGTAAAGATTCCAACATCTTTTGGTATCTACCATCTTGTGACAAATAAGGATTATCTTCAAGTCTAGCCGGAATAAATTTTCTACTTAATCCATCTGGACCTTTGAATGCTTCGTGAGGAGGAGCAGGGTTAAGATATCTTTTTCTTACCCAATGTCCACCAACTCCACCCGGATTTGCAGTACACCTGATATAAGTTTTTATTTCTGGATTAGTTGTTCTTAATCGTGATTGCAAGTATTGAAGTGGAAACTCTGTTGGATACTGTGTTAATTCATCAATACCTATCCAACTATATGATTGTCCTTGATATCTATAGACATCTGCATCTCTATCAAGGTATCCAAACTCTAATGTAGCACCCGAAGGAAATTTCCATACCTTTTCTACTTCTCTGAATCTAGCACCCGGAAAAGCTTTGACATATAATTCTCTTGATTTATCTATTAATTCTCTTAATTCCGGCATACTTCTTCTTAAAAGTAATGCTCTATGCTCTTTCTTATGCATGAATCTAAGAGGGTCAACAAGCATAGCAAAAGATTTACCACCCCCTGCTGCACCGCCATATAGAACATCTTGTTCACCCGAGGCTAAAAAATCTGTTTGAGGTCCATCATTAGGTTTAAATACTATGGACTCTTTGTTTTCTTTTATAAAGTCTCTTACTTTTTTTGGAGCTTTATCAAATTCTGATTCAGTTAGAACTGTATTCTTAATAGTTGATTGTTGTTCCTTTGGGTCAACTGCTAACTCAACTTTTTTAAGTACACCCTTTTTATCTGCTAAGTTAATTCTAGCTTTAGAAACTTTCTTTTCTAATTTTTTTAATTCTTTTTCTTTATCTCTTAATTCTTTTCTTGCTTGAAGTTTTGCCTTTGTTTCCATTGACAAATGTCTTGGTGCAGAAGAACCTTTAGGTCTACCCGCTTTTCGTTTAGTAGTTACTTCCTCCATACTTTTAATTTATTATTCTTAAAAAAAGTTTGAGTATTTGTAATAAACTCATACCATCCCGTAATAATATATTTTTCTTCCGTTGATGAAGGCACTCCCCTGTGCGTATGCATCCACTCCGCAGGAAATATGGCTGTCTTGCCTATGACGGGAGATACTTTGACTTTCTGATAATAAAATTCAGTCTCCCCCTCATCCTTTACTGTATTTAAATAGGTTACAAAAGTTAAATGTCTATGGGATAAGTTAGAGCGTTCACAATGATAATCATAAAAAGCTTCACTTGGTTTATAATGTTGAATCCTTATTGGTTCACTTAGTTGAAATCTGTATCCCGGTTGCAAACAAAAAGGATATTCCTCTATGTACTTGCCGGTACATTTTTCCAGTTCATTAATGTATTCTTTGATAACGGGAATAGTCTTCCATTCATCTTTCATCAGAACAACATCCGTTGAACTTTTTATGGATGCATCAACTCTACCGCCACCTATCTGACCTTCACTTCTAGTGGCATCATCACCATGAAAAAAATCTATGAGCTTTGTACATATACTCTCCGGTACGTGATACTCCCCTATAAAATTAGGAATCATTCTCTTCTATCCAATATACCCTTTGTTCTTTCCTTATCCACTATTTTTTTTAAACCAACGAAAGATAATTTTCGCCCAGTCTTATGCTCAAGTTGTTCAGATGCACCTCGAAGAGATAAAGAACCATTTAGAATATGTTGCTTAGTTTCTTTTAAAGCATCTAACTCTGATTCTATAGGTTCTAAGAAACCCTTTTCATCTGACTCCTTATATCCAAAAGGTATTGTGGAGGTTGTTCTTTTTTTTAACATAATTTTTTTTTATACCCCAGTACTAGGTACAAACTTTTTAGCATCTACTTCTAAACATCTAGCATCTATATGAACATCTTTAAAACCTGCAATTTCGGCTTCCATGGTCATCTTTAGTATTTGACTCTGCTTATTATTTTCACACTCTGCCATAGAAAGAAAGTACATACTCTTATAAAAATATTGTGGGTTACTTGTACTGCTTAAGAACATTAATAACAATATTACTTTAGTCATCTTTTACCTCTGCATACTCTGCATCTATAGTAGTTTCCTTTTTATCTGGAAGAATAAAGATTCCACCTTGATGATTATGACTAACACTTATGTGTTCTCGTTTTGCAACACCAACTCTATCTAGTAATGTTTGTGCTGCTTGTAATTTTGCATTGACTTGAGGAATAGGTGCATCACTTTCCAACACCTCAACTAATTTAGCTGCCGCCTTTGGAGCTGAATGGGCTAATATCGTATTAGCTGTGTCAATAATCTCCTGTCGGAGACTTTTAACAACAGCATAATAACTAGTATCCTCGTAACCTGCGACCTTTAGTGCATGTTTAAGGTCACCTTTAGATTCAGAACCTAGAGTATCTAGGAATTTCTGCTGTTTATCGGTTAATTCTCTTTTTTGATTTTGATTTTGTGTTTGTAAAAAACTCATAAATCCTATTATACACCTCTAGTTAACATCTGTCAAGCTTTTTTTTATCCTTGACAAATCCGCAGAGGGGTGTATAATATATATAGATATACCCCGGGCTATAACACCCCTATA